GTGAATCAGACGCGGGCGGCTGGCGGTAAAAATTTAACCGGGGGGCCGCAAATGGAACGGGATGCGATTAAAGAAGCAGTAAAAGAAGCGTTGGGCGAAGAACTCAAGGCGTTTTATATAGACCGCGAAACGCATTACCAGCATCATAAATTTATCGCCGACATGGTTAAGTTGTCAGAGCAATGCAAAAATGTCGTCATCAAAACGCTTGTAGGCGCCCTGGTGCTGGGTGCGCTTGGCCTGATGATCGTCGGAATGGCATTTAAGCAGATTGGTAAATAATATGCGGACAATAAATAAAATCATCATCCATTGCAGCGCCAGTCCGAATGGACGGCATACCACGGTCAACGATATCGACGCCTGGCATCGGGCGCGCGGCTTCCGCCGTGTCAACCCCTTGATTAATCCGGAACTGACATCCATCGGCTATCATTTTGTAATTTATACCGATGGCCGCGTCCATACTGGCCGGGACGTTGAAGAAGTCGGGGCTCATGCCGCAGGCTTTAACGCCCATTCCATCGGCATTTGCATGATTGGCACGGATACCTTTACCGGCGTTCAGTGGGATTCCTTGAAACGACTCGTTAGCACTTTAAGCGATGACTATCCGGATGCCGAAATTATCGGGCACCGGGATCTTCCCGATGTAAAAAAATCATGTCCAGGCTTTGACGTGAAAACCTGGCTTCTCAGGGAACTATGAAAACAGGAACGCTCCGCCGCAAAATCGCGGCACAGAAGGAAAAGCGGCAAAGACGGAAAAGGAAAAAATGAAAGCATTAATGTGGAACAAAAGAGAAAATTCAATCCGCGGCAGTTTTGTCAACCTGGTTATCACGGCGACGATCCTGCTGCTGATCTGCATTGGCGCTTTTAATACCGACGTCTGCAAGCGGCTTACGGAAATGGCCACGCTGATCGTCGGGTTCTTTGTCTCTACGATGGGGATCTGGGCATACCGGAAAAACAGGGAGACCTATCCCGGCAACTATGGCGGCAGAAAAACACTAAGCAAAGAGGAAACCTACGATGACGCTGAAGGGTAAAATCATTATGGCCTGTGTTATCGCGCTGCTGATCATAGCGGCGGGTTCGGCGATATATGCCTGGTACGCGGAGTGGAGCAAGCCGCGCGCGTCGCGCATCGAATACGTCAAGGTCCCTGAAATCAAGGAAGTCATTAAAATTAAAAGAGTGTCTGTCCCCGGTCCGGAAAGAATCATCACGATTGAAAAAGAAGTCATTGTCGAAAAGCTGAAACTTCCGGACTGGGTCAAGACGGATGCCAATAAGCAGGTTATCGCCACGGCCGAGATTCAGCCGCACGACGGGATAACCAATGCCGCCGCGATTATGGACATGAAAACCGGCGCAAGCGAGATCATCGCCAAACAATTGCCGCCGGCGTTTATGGCGTTTGAAAACAAGAAAGAACTGGGCATGCGCGTTGGATATTCGACGGATGAATGGAGCATGCGTTCAACCGTTTATGGCCGGTGGAGTTTTGCGCGGATCGGCAAGGTCCACCTGGGTTTGTATGCCGAGGCCAATAGCCGCGGCGAAGGCATCGGACAAATTGATTTAAGCTATCGGTTTTAACGAGGGCACCAAATGTCACACGCCATATTTGCCGCAGCATTACAGGACATCTTCAACTCAGCCGTGAGTGATGCCGCCACGTTCACGCCTGCGGGCGGCGTGGCGATTCCCTGCCGGGTGATTGTGAGCCGCGCCGTACTGCTGCAGCCGGCCAGCATGGAAGCGCAGGTCTATGAGCACGGCATCACGGTTGAAGCCCTTTTGGCGGTCATCGGCGTGGAACCAAAACGCGGCGATGTGTTTGTTGTCAATCCTAATACGGCCGGCGCGGAAACCTTCACCGTGCAGGCGACTGATTCAAACGACGGCGACACCGTCGTGGCGGTGGTCACATGAGCCAGACATTTGCCGTAAAGATGGATCAGGATGATTTTCGCAGGGTCCAATCCATGTTGTCCGACATCAAAGGCGCCGCGCCGCGTGTCGCCATGCGCGCAATCAACAAGACGCTGACCGGGACCAAAACGGATGCGTCCTCTGCAATCCGCGCCGTAATAACCGCCAAGAAATCGGCAGTCGATGAAACCATTAAAATCACGAAGGCAACGGAAAACAATCCCACGGCCTATATTGCCAGTACAGGCAGGCCATTGGCGTTAATCGACTTATCCTCTCGCCAGACAAATAAGGGCGTATCGGTCCAGGTGAGAAAAGACAGGCCGCGCAAAATCGTTCCAGGAGCCTTTATCGCAACCATGAAAAACGGTCACAAGGGTGTTTTCTGGCGTAAGTGGCACGGAAGCAAGGCAGTCAAGATGAGCAAGACCGAAGCCGCGATTAATCGAAGCGGTTTTATCTGGAGTGAAAAGCGGAAGCGATACATTGCCATTTCCAGTTTGCCGCGGGAATACCGCTTGCCGATGGAAGAGCGTTATGGACCGCGTGTCCCGGACATCATGAGCAATGAGCCGGTGATGAAAAACATCCTGGGCAAGTCCGGTGACCGCCTGGATGCAAACCTGAAGCATGAAACCGAATACGAATTGAGCAAACACAAATGAGCGACACGATCAGAGAAATTGTCATTCAGAGCTTCATCACCCGCGCGGCCGTCATCACGACGGCCAACGGCTATAATTACGGGATCGGCGCCCGCGTATTGCGCGCGCAGAAAAAAATGGATCCTTCCGATCTGCCCGCGGTGGATCTGATCCCCGGACCGGAAAAGTCTGTCGGTGTGTACGGCAAGCGGTCCTGCACGATGAAAATGCACATCGAGGGGCACGTTAAAATTGGACACAATATCACGCCGTCCGATGCGTCCAAGGCCTCCGAAAAAATTCTGGGTGATTTGAAAAAAAGTTTCCTCTCGCAGCATGATGAAACAGTCAGCCCGCATACCGGCTGGGACCGCTCCACGTATATCGATGACGTTATCTATACCGACGGCGGGACGGAAGAGTATCCGGATGAAGGCAGCGTGTCCGTGGGCGCGTTCATCGACCTCGATGTATCGTACACGGAAAAACTAGATGATCCGTATTCGCAGTAGATGTCATTTCGAATCCCGATATGTCGGGGTGAGAAATCTTAAACTAGGAAAGAAAAATGGAAGACGCAAAAAAACTTTTAATCATCATCGGATCGGCCCAGTGCTGTGCAGACGACAATGTGCTGTTTTCATCGATGTATCAAGGTCCGTTGCCGTTATATTCTTATGGCGATAACCCTACTGCATGCGATTACATGCTGATTGGTCTGGATTCGGTTGAAAAGATTCCCTGGCCGGCAAAATATTTTGCCACCTATCACCCGTCGGACATCGAACCCGCCATGGAGCGCCGCAAGCAGTATGGCGGAAATATCAACTTTGAAAAAATCATTGCCCATCAGCAGCACCATAACAACGCGACCGGCCGGGACCTGGTCGACTTGATCATTCCCTGCGAGCCGCCCACCGGAAGCTCCGCCCTTCTGGGAGTCCTGGCCGGTATCCGGATGGGCTATGAAAAGATCATCGTTTGCGGATGCCCGCTGATCGGCGTCAATGACAAGAATTATGATTACGCCAATTTTCAAAAGGGCTGGACGGCCAAATTAAACGAAATAAAGAATGTGACGCGCAGTATGTCCGGCTGGACCAGGGACCTGCTGGGCGTACCGACTAAGGAATGGCTCATAGCTCGTAGCTCATAATGGAGAGAATATTGAAATGATGAACCTAACGCAGCAATGGAAAGACCGCTTTGAACAAATATGGGACCCGAACGATCAGGCCAGGTATCGCCAGGGGTCCGCTGGCCAACGTTACGCAAAGCAGTTTGTGCGCGATTTGCCGGTCAATGCAATTATCAACGAATACGGGTCCGGCACCGGCCGCGCCGTGGTCGAAATCAAGCGGCTTCGTCCGGACGTAAAAATCAACATGATCGACATCGCCGACAACGCCCTGGAGCCGGAAGCCCGCGCGCTGATCGGCCCGGATGTGAGCTACAC